CTGCTTGAATAGGGGCAAATAAAGTGCCTAACAATCCTCGAGTCTTAAAGAATTGTGTATTTATTAAGAAAGTTACTGCTTTCCATCCTAAGAAAAGTTGTAACCCGGTCTTTAAATAAGGCAATATAGGTTCAATCATACCAAAAATACCGGATATGAGACTAAATATCGGATCTAATACAGGTAAAATAACATTGGCGAATATATCAGCTATCTTAGACACCGCGTCTGCTATCTTTTCTTGAGTTAATTGATTACGTTGCTCTTTTAATAATCTATCAGCAGCTGATTCATTACCTTCACCTAATAGTTGTAAATTCTTTTCATACTCAGCGCGCTGTTCTGCAGTCATATTATTGATAGCATCTTGCTTTTCCAACGATTGTTGTAATTCAGCAACAGTAAGACCTGCTGCTTTAGCAATAGCTTCTTTTTGTACTGCGTTCATTTTATTGAAATCTGCCAAACTTCCTATTTGACCTAAAGTTTCTTTAGCGGCTTCTTCTATTTTTCCTTGCATAGCAAGTTCTCTAGCTTTGTCTAAATTAATTTCTCTACCTAATAAAACAGAAGCAGTCATTTGATCTTCAATAGAAGATTCAAAATCTAAAAGAGTTTTAGAAATATCTGCTACTTTTCCTATATCTAAACCTAGTCGTCTAGCTTCAACGGCAGTTCGTAGTAAATCTTGAGGAGTGCCTTTAAAATAGGTGGCTATTTGTTCAGACGATCCGGCAATGTCTTGCATTACTAAATCAGGAGCAACGCCAGCTGCTTCAGCAAATTGAGCACCTAAAGCGGCTATATTACCGGCAGTCTCAGCACTCGCGCCTGTAGACGCTTGTATTTGATACATCGTCTTAGCAGCATTATCTGCAGATATACCAAATGCTTTTCCTAATAATGTAGCTTTTTCAACTGCCGTGTCAGAAACTCGATTTATTGACCCGTACACACCCACCAAAGCATTAGTAGATTCTAATACTTCAGACATTTCTACACCCTGGGCACGATATTCTAAGGATAAATCGTGTGCATAATGTAATGCATGCTCACTTTGTTTTACGGTTAATTTAGAATCATCTAAAAATTTTCGGCTTTCTCTACCGAGTTTCATATATTCTTCTAAAGCATGGCCTATTAAAGCTCCCACCAATGCTAATGGACTAGTCATTGAATCTTTAATAGCTTTACCGATGCTTGATATTTCTTCACCTTGGTCTCCTAAAAGAGAAGTTATTTTTTCGGTTAAGGATTTTTTAACTTCTTCTTCAATATTTTGTTTTTTCTTTTCCTCAGAAATTTTCTTTTCTAATTCTTCTACTCTTTCTAAATTGATTACGTTTTCTTTAGCAACATTTAATTGAAGTTGTGAAGAACCTAAAAGATTATCAACAAAAGCTAATTGCTTTTCAAGAGACGCGCTCTCTTCTTCAGTAGCATTTTTTAGTTTTTCAACAAGTACACCTCGATCTTTCTCCAGTTCAGTTATCGTCGTACCAAGTTTAAATTCTTGGAATTTTAAATCTATAAATTCTTTAGATTTATCTTCAAATTTATTTTTAGTTTTATATTCTTCTAAAGAAATTTTAGCACGAGCGGCCGCATCTCTGGATAAAATATCCCCGGTAGCGATTTGTGAATCTTGTATAGTCTCTAATAAATCATTATATTTTGAATATTCATTGACAATTTTAACTGACTCACTAACAGTATTTTCAACACTTTTTTTGATTTCGTTTTCTAAATCTGCGATAGAAACATTTTTATCCAATTCGCTCTTAGTATATAAATCTCGTATTTTATTTAATTCCGCTCGTTTTTCTTCTATTTCCGCGGTTTTAGTGGCAATTACATTATTTATCTCGCTTTTTTTGCTAATTTCGTTTTCATACTTACTACGGTCTTCTAATATGCTTATTTCTTTCTCTAAATTGTTTATATCATTATTTAAAGATTCGGAAGCTTTTTTAGATGCGTCTTTTTCTTGTTCTCGAATAGTATACGCCTTTTCCGCTTCTTTTGTAATTAGTTTTTGAATCGTGTTATTAGTAAGTAATGATTCATTTATTTGGTTGGTTATATCTTTATCATCATTAGAAAACTTGACTTTTTGTAATATTTTAGCAACTGCATCGTTTAAAGCATTATTTTGATTTTCGGTACTTTCATTTTGTTGCTGGAGAACTGATAAATCAAGTCTATTTAATTTAAATATACTAGAACCTAAAGATTTTAATTCAGATGTAAGAGAAACAATATCCGAAATATTGTTTTTAGAATCGTAATATCTAGTATTTAAATCTGCGACTCCTAAAGCAACATCTCTAGTTACATCTCCCGTTACACCAAGAAGCGTATTAAGCCTGTTAACTTCTTGTTTTGCCTCTTCTAATTTCTTAGTTAATTCCCGAGTTCTATCCATTTTAAATACTATAAACCCAGTTTATACTTTATATCTTCTACCTGCTTGTATTGCATCTACCATTTCTCTAAATTTAGGATCTGATTGATATTTTTTTTCTAATCTTTCTGCATATTCTTTTTCTAAAGTTTCCGCGGATTTTTTAGTTGATTTACCGTTTTTATTTTTTAAAAATAAATCAGCCAATACGCCTGCTAAATATCCTATGATAGCACCTGCTGCGCCTTCATTAATTTCTTTTTTAATTTCTTCTCGTATAAGTAGACGTAATTTATCTGTATCTTTCATATCAATGGTTTATTATAATTATTTCATAAAAGAAAAATGGGTCCGAAGACCCATTATCTACTAGGAGTTCTAGTTACTCCCGGCCTATGTATTTTTTTACTGCTGGGAGCTGGTTGTTTATTGGCTTGTTCAGCAGCTTCCTTTTCTTTTTCTTTTACATCTACCATTTTTCTATAATAGAAATTTCGTAGATAAACTGGCATCGTATACAAATCACCGAATGTAAATCCGCCATGGCCATAATATATCATATCGAATATTTGGCTATTCCGAAAGGGCCTATAATTAGGCCCTAGGCCAAAAAAAGGACACCGTCATGGGCATAGCCATGTCTAATACTTCGTGACCACAACTCGGACATTCAAACATGAATTCCATTTTAATATCCGGACTTACATCTTGTATATACTTACGCAAAGCAAAAGAATCTCTAGAAAGCAATTCCGTATCTACAAACTTTCTAATAACAGTAATATCGGATTCACCATCTACTGAAGTAATTAAATACTTTAAACGAGTAGTCATTTCAGAATCAATACCAGTAATTTTAGTTAACTTTTTAAGACCTTTTAATTCAGCTTCAATTCCTTTTTCATCTGCTGAAGTTAAACATTTAAAAGATACTTTTCTTTTAGATGCCGGCAATTCAAACCAAAATTCATTAGCACCTTTAGTATACGTACCTTCTTTAGGTTCTTTATCTTCAAAAGTAGATAAATCAACTACATGTGTAGATTTTTCTCCGCATTTGGGACATGTAATTTCTACTTCATAATCTTTACCATAAGCTAAAATCCTAGCAGCAACTAAAAGAGCATTTTTATCGCCTACCAATAAATCATTGTAATTAATTTTAGATACGATTAATGACTGTAATAACTTATCTATTACTACCCCAGATTTAATCAAATTCTGCGATGTAAGAATGTCTTCTTCTTTAGCAGTCATATATTTCATATGAATCTGTCCCGAGCTTAACGGGTTACTTTCGGGGTATAACAACCCTTTAGACGGTAAATGTACTACCTCAGTATGAAATTTAGAAGTGTCATCAGGATTCTCGAATTCAGTTTTAGTGTTACCGGCAGAATATTTAGCCTTTAATACTTCTTTTAATTCGTCGTCTGATAAAGATTGGTTTTTAGGATAAGAGTCTGAAACTGTTGTCATAACTTTAAATATTTGATTTTAATTTATTAATATATATACCTAAAATAAAAAAGCCCCCCGTTTCCGGAGGGCTAACTGAAAGAAAAGAACTAAAATCACCCAACAGTAACTGACATACTAGTACCTTCAATAGGTCCTGAGCCTTGAGTACTTCTCTGCGGAGACTGTACTACATCAGGAATATCTTTATTTATATCTTTTGCAAATGATATCATACGAGCATTATAATCCTGCCTAATGTTTTTATTAATTTCATTAGGTACTCTAGCATTAAAAGGATTTGAATATCCTTTAAATACATCAGGAGCGAATGCTAATTGTTCTCGTGTAATTTCTTCCGCGGTTTTCATGGTTTATTAAAAATTAAGCACAGCATAATCAATACGCATTGTAACGGAAATTTCTACAGGTTGGTCAGATGCCCAATCCATATCTCCAAACTGTGCAGATTTGATATAAGCTCCTTTAAGTAACCATTCTTCTACGATATCACCTACAGGTCCTAATACTTCAAATTGCAAGTCTCTTTTATAGAAATCAGCGTATCCATCACGACCGGTAATTGATTCGTGAGAAGTTCTAATCCATTCCATTACTGCTTGAGCACCGGAAGGTACAATCGGATCATAAAGCGTCATTGAGAAATCTCCCCAATTTGCTTTACCTTTAAGTTTTCTAATTACGTTGATATGATGCATATCAATATCACCGAAATCAATTTGCGGACGGTTAATTTTCTTAATAATATAAGAAGGTAACCCATTCATATACATGATGAATCTATTCTGTACCTTGGGTTCGAAACTGGTAAAGAATATATCGGAATCTGGAATTAATGTTGCCATATTTTTATTGATTTAAATAGTTTAAATAATTTAGTTATATTAATAAATATACCGATTAATTGTTTTATTTTTTAGCATCGATTAAATCTAAATTTAATCCTTCGTATTTAGATAATCTATTCTTAACTGCTAGTAAATTTTTTTCAGAGTCATCCATGAATTTAATATTTTTATAACCTTTTTTTACTTGATTTTCTATCCAATCTGCTTTTAATTCTGGATTTGCTCCGCCTACCCCAACCACGTATACGTCTAATTTATATTTTTCTTTTAAATGGCGCATTATAGGATATGCCACTCTTCTAGCAGTTAATATAGTGGTTTTAATATTAGGATTAGATGCCGACTTTTTTATCTGTAAAAGATTACGAAGTATGGGTTTTGAATCTTTTATTATCTTATCAAACTCAGTAAAATCATATTTTTCTCCGGGTTTTAAAGTATATGTAGCAAATTCGCCACTAGACAACTTTTTCAAGTTGCCTTCAGAATCTATTACATTTATACTAGTATTCGTATCTACCAATGTATCATCGAAATCGTATATATGTATCGTTCTTCCGGCATCTTCTAATAAATCAAGTAATCGTATCATCTATTATAAATATTTTATAAAAAAAGAAAAGCGGGTATGACCCCGCTCTTCTCTTCTTATACACTAACTTTATTTTATGCTGAGAACGAAGCCCCAGTTGCCTGAATATTAAAATCAATAATGATAAATTCAGCAGTCTTAGTCGGTTGTAAAAACAACTGACCATACATAATATTACGATCGATTAAATCTGGAGTATTATTAGTATCATCCATTACAGCTTTGAACGCATAGAGACCTTGACGCTGCTTAACTGAATCTAAATACGGATTAACAATATTCAAGAAACGGTTTCTAGTTTGAGTAGTGTTCTGTTCGAATACCAAATATTTAGTTGCAGAAGCAATAAATTTCTTGGTAGCGATTAACAACCTACGAACATTAATACGGTCAAGTGCAGACGCTTTAGCTTGCAATGTCTTTTGACCCCAAACGCATACTCCGATATTCGGGAACGATGCAATAGGATTGATACGATTTAAATACAATTGATCTCTATCAGCCTGAGTTAATCTAAAATATACTTGAGTAGCTTCTGAAATACCACCTCTATTTAAACCTGCAGGAGCGAACCATTCATATGATAATTTATCATTCTGAGCAAATACGCCAGGAACCACAACGGATGGCGGTACCCATAACAACTTCTTAGATACAGAGTCTTGTACTTTAACCCAAGGATAATAAGTCGCTGCATAATTGGTATCAAAATTACTTACATTAGCTATTGCCTGAGAAATGTTATCGGAAATACCAACGGTATCCATGATGTAGAAAGCATCTCCTCTATTCTCACAGATTTGAATTGCTTTATCGGTAATAGAAGAATGCTTAGAGCTAATAATACCTGGGGTTACTATTGCATTAATATCATATTCATCTGCATTACTCAAAATATTTAAAGCTGTAATATATGATATCGATCCAGAACTATTTGCTGTTGAGCAATCAAATCCAAATACGTTGGTATCAGTAATATTAGCGCCTACATTTTTCTTTTTATTATACGGCAATCCATCGTGACCTCCTTGCAAGGGTACAGCAAACTTCAACATTTCTACAGGAGCGTTTGATGAAGACAAACTAGTACCGGCCGGGAACGTAGTTCCATTGATACCGGAAACGTTAGACGAACTAGGGTGACTAAACATCCTATCTAAGTTGAAGTCTACCCCGCCGGCTACATTGGCAGTAACGCCTACTACACTGTTTGGTATAGAATATAATAATTGTTTAGCATCAGCACTATAGAAATTAAATCCGAATAAATATCTATTATCATATGTAGTCGAAGTACCTTGTAATGTTACATATGAACCGCTTCTGAAAGCTACTTCACCACTAGATCCGGTAGCTACAGTAGTATTAGGAATTTTAAATCCGAAAGGATATAAACCTGCAGGTAATGTATCAAAACCGTCGACAGGAATTATATAAATGTATTTACTCTTATTAGGATAGTCTCCGTTCATAGTAACTCTACCAGAAGAATCTACTGTAGAATACATGTCCCCAACCCTTTTTAAAATATAATTTTCTGAAAAAGGATCGGTAGTCAAGTCTAAGAAGGATTCTAATACTTCGGGTTTAGTGTCAGTATCAGATGAACCTAAATATCCGCCGACTCTTCTTACAAAGATATTAAATCTAGGATATGCAGTTCCGGGAACGGTGCCGGATTTTCTAATATCTTCGATAGTAACTTTTACATCATAGTTACCTTCGGTACCGTCTGAAATTCTACCTACTTTAAACAAATTAGTAGACGTACCGCTAGATAATTGTGATGTGATCCATGGAGTTTTAGCGTTTTGGAAAGACGCATTAGTACCGGCGAATGACATCGTAAACGAACTAGAAGCAACATTTAGTCCTCCTGATGCTGCTAGATGTCCTGCCTCAGGAAAAAATCTATATAAATAATAATTTCCTGTTAATCCGGATCCGGTATTTAATGGGGAGGTACTAAATAAAGTGCCGATATAATTTGCACTAGTAGTATTAAATGATGCTGCAAGTGTGCCATATGAACTAGTTAAAGTGAAGCCGGAAGCAGATATAACACTGCCTGAAAATGCAATAACTTCTCCTCCGGACGGATTTACCGGAAGGAGTGTTGCTAATATATTTTTTGATGCGGATTCAATAATATTGAGTGCGCCTGGTTGACTCCATGGCTCTGAACCCATTATTCGAATGATAGTAGCAGTACCAGCACTTTTTAAATATGATTTAGCTGCATACGGTAAATACGTGCTAGAATCTAAATCTCCGAATTTATCAATAAAGTCTTGATAAGATGTTACTACAGTAGGCCTGAATGCAGGACCTTTCATTGTGGGACCGATTAAGGCTGCCCCGATTTGACCAACGCCAGTTGGGAGAAAGGATAAATCCTTTTCTTGAGTAAAGACTCCAGGCGATACTATTTTTTCTGCCATATTTTTTAAGATTTAATAAGTTTAAATGATTTTATATCTTAATATAAATATGTAGAAAAAATTTCAAACCCTATTCAAGAGGAGTAAAAGTACCGCTTTCTAAATCTAAAGTCCCGGTACCATATTTAGTATTTAATTGGGATACCAATTCCGTTTCTTTAGATAATATTTCATTATATAAAGTGTTTAATTCTAAACTTTTTTTATCTAAAAGTTTCTTTTCTACTTCTAACTGACCCAAACGATAAATTATTTGTTGATATTCAATTTGAATTGACCTAAGAGTAGATAATTCATCTTCAGTAAATTTTATAATTTCTGCCATAACTTTTTAAAATAAATATATTGATCCGAAGAAATATCTTAAATTTAATGTAGGTTAGTTAATGCAAATCCTGAACGTATTTGCATTTTTCCAGAATATCCCGATAAGTTTATCGTTGTACTTGCAGAATCTTTATATTGAACTTCAAAATTTAAAGTCGCTCCTTGTTCAATAATAAACGAATATTTACCGGCTGCCATTAAAATTTCCTTTTAATAACAAATATTAAGTATTTTTTAACGTATCTAAAGTGATTTGTGTTTCTACAATTTGTATGTCTATTACAGTAACCATTTCTAAATCGCCGGCCATTACAGCTACATTCTTTTGCTGTTCTAAATTTTTAATTTTATTTTCTAAAATAAAAATAATCTCTTCTATTTTCATATCTTAATAATATATTAAAGTTCTCCACATTTCGTTTGACGAATGTCTCATTATATATAGGTATTTTAGACCATCAGCTGTTTGAACAATTTCCATTCTATTTCCCAATACAGCAGTGGACATACCATATGGTATTGTGCCAATTGGTATAATAATGTCTAAATTTAAATCATAATACACTATCCTACCTGTCGAATCTCTTTGAAAATATATTCTATCCGCTCCATCATATGCATACATAGTCCCTGTGGTCAATCCTTCACGAGCACCTTGAATGAAATCCAAAGGTCTCCATCTATTCGTTTTATTATCATACACTTCCCAAAAGTGAAGTCCGCCACCCCTATGTGTAATTATAAAATCTCCTTTATCCGTTGAGGAGCCCCAATTCCATTGAGCCGTAATACCTGTACTTGTAGTACCTGTTCTTCCTAAAATAGTATACGTAGAAGTAGTATCTGGGCTGGTTGTTATTACTGCAGAAAACGTTAATGTATTTGCAGTGTTCGATGCTATTGTAGCCTCCTGTATTTGACCAGTTCCGCTAGTTATTACAACCCGTTTATTGGCCCACTGATTAGTCCTCCATCTTTTATTTGCATCGACTAATGTAGAAGTAGTACCTGAAGTCACACTTCCGTAGCTATCATGTATTTTGTATCTAGTATTTACCGTCGGAACTACGCCTATACTCGGCACTACTGAATTATAAGGTGTAGATGATAATGCACCATATGCTGCCGTAGTAAATGATCCTGAACTACTTCCTGTCCAAGCAATACCATTAGCTGAAAACGCAGTAAGGTTTCCTCCAGATCCGGATCCGACAGCTACAAAATTAGTACCGTTCCAACTTACTCCATATCCAATCGATATCTGAGGCGTTGTAGCTGCTGTCCATGTTGAGCCACTATCAGTTGAATAATAGATTGGAGCTGATCCCGAGCCTACCATAACTGCTACATTACCGTTCCAAGTTACTCCATATCCAATGCCGGACGTACCAAAGGCTGAGGTTCCTCCTCCTCCCCATGTTACACCATTAGAGGATGTTGCGAATGTATTAGATCCAGATCCTACTGCTATAAACTGAGTCCCGGCCCAGCATACGCCTCTTCCTACTTGTGAAAACACCGATGTACCAGTAGTCCCTCGATTCACTCCTCCGGTAAAGTTTAAGTAATCATCAGGAGCATACATTAGTGTATTTGTACCCTGGCCTACTATTACCCAAGTAGTACCGTTCCATGCTGCACCGAAACCTTCAGTTGTAGGGAAAGGGGTTGCAGTTCCCATGCCGGTCCACGTTACTCCGTCATATGACCAAGCAACTGTATTAGTACCCCTTCCAACAGATACATGTCTAACACCATTCCAAACTACACTATTACAAGCTGTGCCGTGCACAGTCAATCCTAAGCCATTCCAGGTAACTCCGTCATTTGACCATGCTAAAGTGTTAGCCGATCCGGATCCGCCTACAACAAACCTAGTACCATTCCAACAGCCTCCATTTCCTTGAATTGAAAATATACCCGTACCTAGCCCCGTCCATAGTGAACTGGAGCCTTGAAAATCGGAATACGCTATTGTATTTGTACCTGCCCCTAAAGCAATAGTTCTACCAATATTTAATGTGTTCCCAGTACTTCCTACAATGATATTTTCCGCGTAGCTTCCCGAATTATTTGCGAGACTAATCTTGTAGTTATAAAATATACTACCAGTTGTACTTAGATAATTCCAATCCTTAGTAATATCTGTTATAGATGAAGTAGTAGTGCTAGTGGGATATCCATACGTCAATTTCGAGTCCAATAAAAAATGCGTATCCGCTCCAAAAGCTTCTAGGTCTGATATAGTATATCTAGTTGATGCTCCTGGGGTAGTACCTGCTAAGAACGATATTGTGTTTGTGGTATTTCCTATGATACGCCTCCATGTCATAGTGCCTGTCAATCCGCTAGTTTGCAAGCATAGTAGTTTGCCAGAGTATGCTCCGGGAGTCCAGTTTTTTGTTGTATCTACTAATAATCCAGAAGCTTGGGAGTATCTACCTTGTGCAGAGGAGGAGCCCGTAGCCAAGATTTCTATTTGATTCGCTGCACGAAGGCCTATAACGCTGCCAGTAAAAAATACATGTTCAGGTCGATATCCACCTTTGATTACAAAAGCATCTCCAAGCTTTAAATTGTTGTTTATTGTCGTAGTAACCGGATTAATAAAAGCCAAACTAGTTACAGCAATAGTACAGCCAGTTCCAGTGCCTCCTGTTGTTGCGATTCCGGTACCTATACTATAGCTAGCACCGCAGGAATATAAAGAGATTGATAATGCGGCGCCGGTGGAAGACACTGATTCAACATATACTCGGCCATTAGATCCTCCACCACCAACGGTTAATATATCTCCTACTAGATATCCAGTACCTCCATTAGTAGGAGTAGGATTAATGCCTGTTATTCCCGTTGCTGTACCCGTAACAGATAAACTGGATATGTTGTATGAATCTTTGGATTCGCTAGTGTTTGTAAAAGCAAAATCTGCTACATATCCATCATCAATTTTATTAGATTGAACCCATAGCGATTCGTTAGGAAAATACTTTACCATTCTAGCGTTACCTGCTCCATTAAAGAAAATTCCATTTTCAGCAGTTATACCATACACACTACTGCCACTAACCGGCATTGTATTCCACTTGCTCGATAGCACATAGCTACCTGATGTATTGGATACTATCCTCCTCTCTTGACCACTACCAGATCCTTCAATAATTCTAAGAGTATATCCAATCCAATCGTCCGGTGTTAGTGATCCGGTGTCAATAGATTGAGAAGTTCCTGTAACGTATGATCCTGTTGAATAATATCCTACTAAATCATTAGTAGCTACTATAGCTGCATCGGTCGTTAAGTTACCCGTTAATAGAGTATTTGATGCCGGTGATAGTTTTTGTACCCACCGATCCGATAGTATATCGTAATAATACCACAAGAAGTTGGTACCGCCAGTTAAAAACCATATGCCTCCAGATAAAATTATAAATTTAGAAGACGTATCCGGTACTGTAGTCCATGGAGTGTCGAGTGTTATATTCTGAGATGCTATTACAAACCCGGTATTTGCTGCTGGGGTTGCATATGGTGCGGCTGAAGAGAAAGGAGTGGAAAGAAAAGCTCTACCTTCATAGTTAGTATCAAAAATGGTTAGTGCATTTTCAGTATTATATAGTACATCTCTAAATTGGTTAATACCGGTACCAAAGGTCAATCTAAGAGAATATCCTACCCATTGATTTTGTTTATATCGTTTAGTGGAATCTGTTATAGCATTGGCAGTGGCAGAAGTTGCTATTCCGAAATCATGTATTACTTCTTGTGAAGTTGCTGTTATTGTTCTGATCTGTCCAGCACCTTTTCCGGATACAATTTTTATTTGATAGTTATTTAACTTTTGATTTCCTAATGAAGGTATTTGTAATGTATTTGAGGTTGCACTTATAACTTGACCTCTATATCCCTCAGCCTGTGAATACTTAACGGCTACAATAGAAGCGGCCGTGGCGTTGCTGTTACTTAATTGAAACCAAGTATCCGAATACGTATCGTATTTCCAAAGAGCATTGTTTGTATTTTCATAGTAGTATAAATATCTATGATTACCCGAGGGGTGGGTTGTTAAGGCCGTTGTAGCAGTAGTATTGCCGATTGGATTGAATCGCATCCATTCCCATACTGGTAAATCTACTTGTGTTTTTAAGTTATTTGTTAAAGCCATAATTAACTAAATTGTAAGTTTCTTCTAATTCCTTGCGCGTACGTTAAACGGGCAGCATCTGTAAATTGAAATCTCGAGTCTACACCTCCAAATTGTGATACGTTTGTTACTGTTGATACTGTTGTTACTGCTGATAAAGTACCAGTACCTATATTAGATGTAACTGTACCTGTAACAGTAGTAGTAGGTGCCGCATCAACTACTACCCTCTGTCTTTGTTGAGAATCTTGTGTTGCTAATGGATTTACTACTTGTATAATTCTTCGTAATAAATCATTTTGATCTTTTAATATAGTTAGTGTTTCTTCTGTTGCCGGCGTTCCGTACAAATCTAAATAAATTTGTAAAGAATCTGTATTAGACATTGTAGCAGTATTATAAGTTAATGTTAATACATTATTACTTATAGTACCACCTAAAGTAGGATCTGCAAAATTGTAAATAATAATATTATCTGTTACATTAGTAATCAACAGAACATTTTCTAAACGAACTGTATCAGTCGTATTAAATGTAATGGTTTTCGCTGATGCGTTAAACGTATAATCTTGGAATAGTACTTTCATTTAATATAAATATATATAAAGTTAATTAACCCAATGCTATTGCGTATGCTATTGCTAATGAAGGTGAAACTCCGCCTCCACCTCCCGATCCAAATCCTGCTGCGGCTGCTGATGCTGAAATAAAGGTTGGGTCTATGTATGATGCTGTTAGTGAATATGATGAACTAAATACTGTACCTATAACATTTGAAGCGGTAATGTATGATGCTGTTGAGGCAAATGTAGCCGTTCCTAATAAAGAACCTGTAAATCCTAATGTTGATGATATTGATCCTGTTATTTCAACTACAGAATCATGAGCATATATTAGGTTTGATCTGTTACCATCATCTGTTCCATTGCCTACGATAAAAGCTGCGGGTATGGATGATGTAGCATTCCATTGACCCTGCACGTGTTGGTGATTGGCTAATGCTATCGTATTCCAACCCTCTGCATGTGAATAAGATCCTGATGCTATTGTTTCCTGTCCTTCAGCGTGTGAGTAGTCTCCTTTTGCTTGGGTATTATCTCCTTCAGCATGTGAGTAGTTTCCTATTGCCTTAGTAATACTTCCTTCAGCATGTGAGTGTTCTCCTGTTGCTATATTCCCTTCTAATCCTTGAATAAGAGAGCCTGTTATTGTTTGGTTACCATTAAAATTATTTGAACCCGTTGTTGCAAATGAACTAGTTTGAGCATTTAGTACATATGGCGCTAACATTGAACTCGTTTGTAAATTTAACACAAACGATGATGTTTGAGAATTTAAAACGAATGAGCTAGTAGAAGAATTTAAAACGTAATTTGGTGCAAAAGACGCAGTCAATGCTTGACTACTTGATACTGCCCATGATGAAGTGAAATTGGGTTTAGCAAATATTACATCACCTAAAAAATGAGCTGTGCCTGATACAACTAGTGCACTATTTATATCTACACTTGATGACGGAGAAACTATTTTTGAGACTATTATACCAGGAGAAATATGTTTCATATTATGAGCTTGTAAATAAATTTAGTATTTTTGTTGTGTGAGTTATTCTTAAAGTATACTCCGAATCATTAAATAGTGCCACTTCAACATACCATAAAGAATTACCAGGATCATTTACTAGTTTGTATCCAAACTGGTATCCACCGTCGGCATTTCTTAGGATAGGAGCTCTATATGGTGCTACTACTCCTTCTTCAGAAGCCGCTAATGATGTAGCTGATGGCGTACCTGTAGAACTAACATCATCCCATTCATATGTAACAGCATTTGTTATAGTTCTATTCATGGTTAAGTATGTTACATTTCTATCAACACCCTCCGCTCCTCCTGTATTATAATCAGATCCTAACCAAGATAAATATATTCGACCAGTTTCTACATATTTAGGATCATTGTCAGCTGGGTAACTTCCTGAATCATATATGTACATATCTTGGTCTCCTATATCTGCTATAGAACTAAATCCTAACATTAAATTAAAATCCAATATTGCTCCATAACACCCTCCTATATTCTTTTTATTGTATTGATATAAATCTATATATTTTATACCTTTATAAGTCCCAGGATCTATTTCAATAAAGTTGCTAGCAGGGGATATATTGTTTACAAATATGTTGGAATTGATAGATGATGATAAAGCAGCATCGTTAAGTTCAGATTTTTTGAGTATTTTAATACCATCGGAATTAACTTCATATAAATTACTTTCTACTATTGCTTCATTAGTAGCATTAGTTGATGTTAAGCGTGTTATGTTACTACTTCCTATAGTAGTAGTTGTATCCCATGTAGCTAATGTGTCTTGTACTCCTGGTCCTATATTAGCATCAACTGTTATTGGAAAAGTAGTTCCATTTCCTTTTGTGAATGTAATTGTATTTAAGGATACAGATGCTGTTACTAGAGCATTTGGTGTATATGAGGCAGTTAAAGCAAAACTAGAAGTTAATGCTCTACTTGATGATACAGCATAGGAACTAGACAAAGCATAACTTGAACTTAATACACTATTTGAACCATATGGTCCATAAACATTTGATGCAGTAACATATGATGCTGTTACGGCATTATTTGCCCAACTTGCTGTACCAATTAAATTACCTGTAAATGATCCACTAAATGAACCTGTATTACTTAAAAATTGATCTACTCTATTTGCTGTTACTATTACAGAAGGAATACCAGGATGTGTTGCTGAGATTGTTTCTGCTAGCAATCTCATACCTGTATCAGCTGATATCCATATAATTTGATAATAATCATTAGCTGCTGAGGTTACAAACCAGTTCCAAGCTGCTACTACTTTAGTAGAGTTCCCAACTAAAGTAATAGTAGTAGCAGTATCAGTTAAATTAATACCATTTTTTCTAAGCCAAATTACTATTTCATCAGTTCCACTATCTGTTTTTTCTACTTGAGCAGAAAATTGAATATTGTATACACCTGCATTTTCTGTCTTGATGTATGTATTGAATGGACTTGTTGATCCTGATATTGATACACCGTTTGAAATGTCTGTTGTGTTGAGAGACATTGAACGAGGAATGTTAGCAACAGGATTTGTTTGAGTAGTAGTATCATAAAAACTACCATATGAACCAGTTGCAGTATTAAATCCACCTCCTCCACCTCCAGTTGAACTAATTGTTACTTGACCTAAACCAGTTGTTGGTGATAAAGTAATATTTGGTCCTGCTAGTAATTGTGTTACCCCACCATTTAAAGCATATGAAGCTGTTATAGCCTGGCTTGAACTATAAGCCCAACTTGCAGTTCCTAATAATGAACCTGTAATAGATGGAGCATCTAAACTTCCTGTTATAGTTAAGCTACCTGATATAATTGCGCTTCCAGTATATGGGAAAGTAGGAGTACCACTCCCTCCAGACCCGGTATCTACAGTTATAGGAAATGTACTTCCATCACCTTTAGTAAATGTAATAGTATTTAAATTTACAGAAGCAGTAGTTAAAAGTGAGGATGTGTTAGCACTAGGTAAAGTGACTATTGATCCAGTACCATCTGTAATATAATTGCCGTTATCTGATAGATGTAGTAGCTTTCTATAGGTACTACTTATAAATTGGCCTGTTAAATTATCGTTTGCCATCTAAGAACCAATTTATAATTTTTGTATCACATTTCCAATTAAAGTTTTAATTTCGTTATCGGACAATTTATATTTTTTAGAAATCGCGATGCCTACAGTACTTAATAACTGTTTATTTTCAGTTAAATTGAAAAGAGTAACGTTCTTTTTCTTAAATAACTTTAAAACTTCTTCAGTAATTGGGGATATATTATTTTTAACTGTTACTTGCACTTTAGTTGCGCTTTCAGTTATATTGGGTTTAGTAGTATTAGATTTTACTTCTACAGTTACTTTTTTATTGGTTTCTACCGTAAACGTATCTTTCCACGGTTCAAAATAAGTATCTTCAGCTATTACTTCTAATTTAACATTGCCGGAAGTATTTTCCGATAAAACAGATTTTAATTTCTTAACCGGAATAGTACATTTTCCATTTTTATCCACTGATCCGTAAAAAATTAAATTATAATCATCTGATTCTAAAATCAACCTAGCTTTAGAATCAGAAATTTTAGCTCCTTGTAATTGGATATTACATTCAAATAATTCGGTCTTATCGGTGTAAAATGTATACATATTATTTGTTTATTTTTATTTCTATTCCTAATACCTCTTTGGTTACTATTTCAATATCTTTAATAATTACATCTATATCCTCTTGAATATATTTTTCTTCTTTAAATTCTTCACCTCTGACATTAGCAATTAGGGTTATTAATCGTTTCTTTTTCCTTTTATCTAATTTTTTATATGCTTCAACTGGGCCGGCAGCCCCTATTTGATCTAATACTTCTATCAATACGGCTACATCTTCCCAAACATACGGATTATTATCCCATTGTATTTGATATTCAGTTTGATCCCATTCTAAAAATTTTTTTATTGTACTCATATAAAATATATATCATACAATACAATTTAACGTGGTAATTCAGGATCTTGATCGACTCCATTGGAATATCCAATATCGGTGGACCCTTGTATCTCTTGACCGAATTTTACCGTAAAATTAGTATACGCTTTTCTATTTTGTTGTGCTATTTGTTTATTTAGAGTATCCGAAATTATATAACCATATAAAGTTAAATTAAATGTAGTGCGCACCATTCTATCAGTACCGTCTGTTAAATCTGTTATGCTACTGAAATCGTCTATTTTTGTTCTAAATTTAAACTTTTCTGGCATGCCCCAATATGACCCTTCCGAATAATTTATTGCTTCTACAATATTATTCATTTGATCCATAAAGTCTGTCCACACTATAAACTCATATGTTATATCTACATAATCAGGTATTATTACATTATACTGTTCTCGAACAGGACTATAATTATTTAATATTGAAAAGCCGGAATATCTATTTTTTTTACTCCATTGTTTAGTAAATGTTTGATACAACTGAGGATAATTAGCATCAATTTTATTTCCTAAAGTTCTATTTTTGACCATACCGTTTCTGCGTAGCATTATTAACGGTACTTGTATTTTACCTGTTCTGTCTTTATAATATCCGTCTTCTTGAGTGGATTTCCATCTTTCCGGAGAACCGTAAATTACAGGTATTTTATAGACAGAACCATTTTCGGTTACATTGGGTAGTATCACGTTATCTAAATAATAGATAATCGCCGTATCAATATCTTCTAACTTAACCCTATAATCTTTTACATTATCATTATCTCTTCTAACCTGTAAAGCTCTATTTACCGGATTTTCTTTACCGGTAGAGATTTCATATTGAGTTTTAGGTTTACGGGGTCTTTGTTCCATTATTGATCACGTTTAAAATTATCTTCCCAACTTCTAAACAGCATATTGCCTTTTAAATACGCTTCTCCTTCTAAACCACTTAAATACGATGAATCGTTTACATTCGTAGTATCGACATCCAATTCCCCATTTTCGCAGCATTGGTTATGATGTATTAATTCATGGCAAAACGTTCTTAATATATCTTTTATATGCCTATCACTAATATACAATACAATATGTTTATTTTGCCAATCATAATATCCGGTTCTTCCTAAAGGATTAGTGGCGTTTTGTATGTTACGTATTAATGATACTTTTGGAAAAGGCCGTATATTAATACCACTATTTTCATAATGCTTTATGATATTAACTACATATTCTTTAAATAAATTATTATCAAATTCCATTTATTTGCCCCCAAATCTAATCTCTTCAAGATTAATTTTATCTCTTCTAGTTAAATGCGTTTTACATAAATAACTCCAATTAGCGCCAAATTCAGTGCCTATAGTTTTATTAGTTAAATTATTTCTACCCATAACGTATTGATTAATTTCAATAGCATCGATTTCCCAATACCTTTCATCCCATGCTATAATATCACCTATTTCAGGAACCAATTTAAGCTCATCTAAAGTACCATCACGTAAAAATCCAAAAATAACAGACTGTTCTGAATCCATGCCCATTTCACTAGATACGTCTACGTTAGGATCTCTAGATATTAGAGCAGCAAGTCTTACAGGTGCATAGTACGATTTCTTGCTTGAACTTTCTCCATAGATATTGGATTTGGTTTCACTTAAATTTAACTCATATAAATCTACTTCTGTTTGTATGATATCATTTATCAATTCTTTATTGATATGTCTAAACATACTAATATCGCGAGCGGAGCCAAATAAAGCCATTATCCAATGTAGATTTTAAGAGGTACGTTTTTAATAGTATTTTGCAAAGATGCGGCTATCTCTTGCTCATTAGCCATTAAAGTTTTTCTAGATAGTTGTTCTAAATTTTCTCTTAATTGAGTTATTAATTTTTCTTTTTCAGCTTGCGCCTGTGAAATTAAATCAGCACCGTTAAGAGTTACTTCAGCACCGGGCGCTGGTATTGTAGAGTATTTATTTCTTACATTGCCCAATACTTCTTTGCAACACGCCGCAGCATATTCCCTAATCCAATGTTTTCCTATATCATTAATTTTAGAATATTGTATATTGTTATAACTAACATTTGAATAATCTGACATTGAACCGGACGCACTCTGTAATACATTATTTCTATCATTTTTTACTATATAATGCAACCACATAGTGTAGTCTTGCCTGGGTATAGGAAATATTCTTAATTCATTACCTATTAAATCAAATGAGTATGCAGATTTTCTTATCTGGTCATTCATTTCAATTGCTTGAAGTCTGAGCAAATCTGCATATATAGGCATCATAATAAAATTTACTGCCGGAGTGTAATTGCCCCATCCGAATGAATCCAATAATTGCTGCGTGCCCATACCGGTACCTACGAACGGATCAAAATATCTAATTATCGCAGGAGGGCCTTCATGAAATACCTTTTTAATTTCAATAGTTTGACCGTTATGTAATTGATCGCCTATTAACGATTGTAAATTATACGTTTGTTGATCGGCTTTAACCTGAATGCTACCGGTACGATATGGTATTTTACCCCCGCTGCCCGCCTCGGTTCCATAGTTTTCAGCTATATCAATTATAGCTCCTAGATTATTAGAAATAACACGCTGAGAAACGTCTGAGGATACACTGTTGCCCCTCAAACTTAAGAGATGATCTCTAATATTAAATTGATTTACCTGGGTTGTATACTCTGTAACGGCTTCCTCAAAGCAAGCGTAAAAATTTACATCTTGTAGTTCTACATCCATGATAGGATATCCCAATCTTCTAGCACAAAACGTAACTACTTTATCGGCATCAGTTTGAAACTGATTATCATAATCATAAAGACCGAACGGAGTATCTCCAGGTTGGAATGATGATGAGCCAGGGTATATAGGAATATTCATGTATTTTTATATTATGTTGTCGCTATAAAGTATTCAATCGTTGCAGATGATCCAGAAGGTGTTATACTAACATTTGTAATATTCGGTAATATAAAATCTGTTGAGTTACTACCCGATGCTTTAGTAGATACTAAAAACGAATTACCCGTGTTTACAGTAAACCAAAAATTCTGATTACTAGATGCTATAGATAATTGTATCGGAACTATTGACTTATTAGTTACTCTAGCATATTGAATGCTACTCGTAGCAAATGACCCTGCAGATGTTGGAGTATCCGATACTGTAAAAATAGTAGTGGTTGATCCGCTAGGACAGGTCATTATTCTATTATCAATATTATTAATACCTGTTATAGTTTGAGTAGTTAATACTCCCCTTTCAGTACCATCTAAAGTAATTTTCTCATTTATGTATATTGTTAGATCGGCCATGTAATGATATTTATAATAAATATCCTAAATTTAAGTTTGGGGCAATTTAATTGACCGCAAAAAACAATTAATTGTATCCGGTATTAGCTAATTAACATCCATATACATGGAGGGTTAAGTCCGCCTAAAGGATTCATTGTGCTGAATGATGATGTTGAAGCAGGTAATGATGCCGGTCCACCTGCTCTAACACCAGCATAATAGTTAGGTACAGTTGAATTTCCGGGAGTAGTTAATCCTATAATATTCATAGTATTTGCTGTTGGTATGCTTCGAAATGTTATAGTTGCGCTACCGCTATGCTGAAAAGCTGTATAATATAAACCTGGAGATAGAGTTACTGGCCCGGTTGTTAATGATCCTGAGTAAACGCTATTTGATGGTATAGGAATATTACTCATGGAAGTGATTAATGTTGTAGGTCTACAAGTTACTTGATCAGCTGCATATATTCCTACAGAAGCAGTAGAAGGTGATGGGGTAGTTGTAGATTCAAATGACATTGATGATACAGTAATAGTTTTATTAGTTATAAAAGGTACCAATATTGTTGTTATACTATTTGCTGATCCTGAGGTAAGAGATTGTCCTGTTACAGAAGGACATCCCGTCGTTGATAATAATGCCCATCTATTAGGTGATTTATAATTTTCTACACCTAATCCTACAGTTGCTTCTATAGATCCTGAAGTCCTTAATGAGCCAGTTACGTTTAATCCATTACTATAATTTCCAGATCCAGATACATCTAAAGTGTATGATGGGGTTACTTTATTAATACCAACCCTACCATTGGACATTGATCCGGAAAATGGATTTCCGGCAAGTGTACTATATGAACCAGTTGCAAATATAATTGCACCTAAATTGATTGAGTCTTGAGTATTGGTAGGCAAAGTAATATTTGTACCTATTATAATATTATTGCTTTTGACACTAGTACCGGCTGTTGGTGTGTATCCTGCTTGATATCCAATTAATGTAGAATAAGATGCACTCACTGCACCATTTCCAGCATTTGGACCTAAAAAGTTTGATGTATTTGCCTCTGTTGCATCACTACCAGCATTATTACCTAAAAAGTTAGAATTGCCTGCGTTAGTAGCATTAAAACCAGCGTTCTTTCCTAAAAAGTTAGAATTGTTGGCATTAGTTGCAGACACACCGACACTACTACCTAAAAAGTTAGAATTGTTGGCGTTCAATGCCTCGTAGCCGGCAGATAAACCTATAAAGTTTGATTCGTATGCATCAGTTGCTGCGTTGCCGGCATAGAAACCTAAAAAGTTTGAATTGTTTGCATTTGTTGCTCCGGTACCGACATATAAACCTAAAAAGTTAGAATTGTTGGCATTAGTTGCAGATGCACCAGCACTTAGGCCTATAAAGTTAGAATCGTTGGCATTAGTTGCAGACGCACCAGCACTTGGGCCTATAAAGTTTGATTCGTATGCATTAGTTGCACCATCACCGGCACTATAACCTAAAAAGTTAGAACCAAATGCGTTTGTTGCAGCATAACCAGCTCTATAACCTAAAAAGTTAGAAATGTTTGCGTCAGTAGCATCTAAACCAGCGTTATAACCTAAAAAGTTAGAATCGTTGGCATTTGTTGCACCATAACCAGCACCTCGACCTAAAAAGTTAGAACCGCCTGCGTTAGTAGCATTAAGACCAGCATTGTAACCTATAAAGTTTGAATATGAAGAGCCTGATGCATTATTACCAGCGCCATCACCTAAAAATATATTATTATCAGTACTAGGGGTTGCTGTTGATAACGGTGCTGTTGAATATATAGTTGATCCAGTTACAGCTATTGGTCTTGATGATGATATAGCGTTGGTTGCCCAACTTGAGGTACCTTGTAGACTTCCTGTAAATGAACCAGTAAAAGATCCTGTGTAAAAAGAACTAGTTTGATTATTTTGTATAAACGAACTCGTTGCACTGGTTAAAACATAATTTGGAGCAAATGATGCTGTTAAAGCATGACTACTTGTAGTTGCCAAACTCGAGGTACCAAATATTTCACCCGTTACTAGTAAGCTACCAGTTACTTGCAAATTATTAAAACTGCCTGAGTCTATATAGAATATTGGCATATTAATTATTTTTATTAAGTATTATCGTATGTGATTGTGAATGTATCTAATACAATACTACCATTTAATGTTACATTACCAATTGTTATTTCCATTTCTTTTTATAAATATTATGTTTTTGTGTTTTTATGGGGCACTGGATATCTGGAAATATAAATCAACATTACCACTAATAGGAACTCCATTATGTATAGAATATTGATATGGGGTACTGTAGTTGTATGGATAGTCGTTATATGGATCGGTATCAGGAGTTTGCGATTTCGTATCCCCTAACATTACGTCAAACGTATTATCGGTAGGTCTTACCCAAATATCTGTATACGGGCCCGTGAATGTAAACAATAGATCATATGTAGGATCGTCGAGTTCCCTGACATTTATTTTGGCTGAAGTAGTGTAAGTTATATTATCTAAACTAACATCGATGAATCGCAACGCCGGAGGCTGTACGCTATAATATCTACCATAAACGTTAATCCTATAGTCAACAACGGTCGGTAGTGCAATTCTTGTAAATCCATTATTTTTAATAATAACGGATGGTGATTCCAATCTTATCGCATCTACATAACCTGTGATTATTACTGCCATAATGAATTACGAATTAAAAGGCGTAGCAATCCAATAAACCGGACCTGTTAATGCTACTGATGAATTAGAATTAATAGTGAAACTAGCTGACGTTTTAGACTGCAGCGTCCAGCTTCGAGCATCTTCACCTGTAACTGTTACTGCATAATTATTGTTACTAAAAGCAGTTCCGAATGATATAGAAGACGTTAAAGGCGTTCCGCTAAACGAAGCTGCTGATCCAGACCCTGCTTTAGGTTGTGATATAGGCGATCCATTAAGTAGTATGGATCCTGTAACCCCAAGCGATCCAGTAACCACCGAGGTTCCGATAACCTGCATTGGTGTTGAGCCGGAAACAACAAACGAGCCAGTTAACTGAACTAAATTAGATGCTTTTGTAAATGTATAGTTCGCCGACCCGCTAAATACGCTGCTATCATTAAATTGAATTGTAGTGTTAGCACCTCCTGGAGTTGCACTACCTCCACCGCCTACTGCTGATGATGCAGTATAAAAAACTTCGCCTGTGGAGGTATCATATGTTAATACGTTAGTTTTTGTTGGATTAGTTAATCCAAAAAGTTTTATGCTTCCGGATAAAGAGACGCCTCCTGGAGCTGCAGTAGTTACAGCCAATAAAGTATTACTGCCACTATCAACTTGAAATATATTTTGTTTAAGTGCGTCCGTTACTTCCATTATAGATCCGAACGACCCGGATACGGATAATATAGTTGATCCGCTTCTGTATAAATTGGTACTACCAGATATAAAGACTTGTCCGCGATTTACATCGGCGGTATCACCTACCCGCAAAACATTACTTTTACCCAATGTCATAGTGCAGCTTGAATCCATGTCAAACCTGGATGTATCAGCGAAACTTTGCGTTGATCCGGGTCCTAAGGCTAACCTATTTGTACCCGGATTGTATGTTAAATTTGTATCTACCTCAACATTATCCACGCCAGATGCTAAATTACCAAAATGTAAATAATGCGTTTCATTTGTGTTAGTAGTTGATACAGCTACAAAACTTGCAGTTAATGCACTAATTGCTCGACTTGCAGTACCAAATAATGAACCGGTAAATCCTGCTGATGCACTTACCCATCCGGTTATAGTTTGATTTCCAATAAAAGTATTGGAACCTGTTGTTGCTAATGAAGCTGATTTTGCTACGAATATTGGGTCGGATTCTGGCCCACTGGATCCTCCGCCACCATCAATTGATATAGTAACCGCCGTACCAACTATAGAAGCTGTAACTGCCGATCCTTTAAACCAAATGGATGAAGCTGATGGGGTCATTAAAATTGGAGTAGCACTTCCGCTGTAAATTGATAAACTAGAAGTTAAATAGCTATTCGCTAAACTTGCAGTACCTATAAATTTACCGTCGGGATCTACATATGATAATAATGATCCGGTCTTTGATCTAAACTCTACTAAGTTATTTGGACCATTAGCATCTATTAAAGTATATGGTGTATAAAAACTACTAGTTGTTAAACTAGCTGTATCAATAGCATAAACATATCCTGCTCGAGCAAAGGTTGTTGTAAGGTTTTCTGGATATGTACTTGAGTTTCCTATAGGACCGATATTACTTCTATCTGCGGCTATTATTTTATTTATATTTGATCCACTTGCATACGTTGGTTCAAATAACCAATATGAACCTTGTTGAGGATCTTCATATGAAACTGCTATCTGTTGTGATGAGGTTACATACCCTCCGGATCCTGATTCTATTTTATAAGCATAATAAATACTACTACTAGCGGGCGTGATTAACGGTGCCGACCCTCCTCTAACTGTACTAACTCCATAAAAACTATTTGATATTGGTAATGTTCTAGAACTAATACTATTATAACCTAATACTGAAATTGTAGCTTTTGGTGTTGTAAAATTTGTTGTAGTTAAAGATGTGGTAGAGGCATCTATAATTTTATACGTAGTTGTGGGGTTACTGGGAGGCCCGAACGTGTTTAGTATTATTAAATCTTTATTTAATGAATTATAAACTAATTGCGATTCAAAATTTGAATATATTCCGCTACTAGTTACTACACTAACAATTGTTGGGGGAGTAACATTATTATTTAATTCAACAATTCCTATTTCATTCGAAGCAAATCTAGTTGCAATGTATATTGTATTTAGATCTGGGTTATATGCTCCACATATAGTTTCAGCATACGTTGCGTTTAATGTATTTCCGACAAATGATCCGTTGAATATTTTACTTAATGGTACGTTAAAAGAAGAAGTTAATGCTGGGGTTAGATCAACAAAAAGTTCGTTTGATGGGGTATTACTATCAAATGTACTCATTAAAAATCCTACCGGATATAAATTAGCTGCACCTGATATAGGCTGATTACTAGCAGATAATGCATATATTGATGCACTTAAAGGAGAATTAATACCCGTGTGTGGTGATAGCGTACGGCCATTTGAACTAGTAACTGGGCCACAAATAGTATAATAATTTATTGATGCGCTAGGAGCATATGTAATTGGATTAGGATACCAAGCGTAGCCAAATGAATCGGGTTGTATCCCTTCACCTGTTCCACCATTAAGTCTCATAGAACTAGAATATGATATTAATGCTAATTCTTGAGCACTTCCTAATGATGCTGTAAACCCATTTGGTTCATTATTTATAACTGACGCTGAGAAAGCATATATTAAATCGGATGGAGAAGCACTACCGACTAATAATTTATCTAAGTTAGAGGCATATATACCATAACCTTTATATTTACCGCCATTGCCTGGTGATCCTCCTATACTACCTTTAAATTGTAAATCACCATTACTACTTGTAATATTGTATATAAAGATAGCAGGTAAGGAACCTTGCGCAGTAATTAAAGACCATATTTGTCCATAACTTCCTGATGGTACAAAAACATTTTGCGTTTGTCTCCAAGCTGAACCAATATTACTAGGTAAAAAAGGAACACCAGTTAATATTGACCGTAATCCTCCAACGCCGAATATTTGCAACCCAGCATCAGATCCAGATATTACTATATCAGATGAACCACTTAATACTAGTTTATTACTAGAACTATCAAAAGTAAAATTACTTGAACCACTTAACAATCCATTACTATTAAATTGAATTGATTTATTTGGATCTGCGGCTCTTAATGTTGTAACATAGCTTGCTGTAGTAGCAAACGAGGCAGACAAGCTATAACTTGCACTCGTAGCAAACGATGCAGATACACTATACGATGCACTAATTGCTTGGCTTGAACTTACTGCCCAAGATGCCGTGCCAAAAAACCCGACTGTATTAGGTCCAAAGGATGCTGAAATAGCCCCGCTTACGTAAAAAGAACCTGTGTAATAAAGAGCACTACCAGAATAAATAAAATTGTTGCTGCCTGCAAATGTACTTGCAGAATTAAATTGTATAGACCAACTAGGAGGGCCGGGGGTGCCACCGGCATTTAAAGCAAATGTAGCAGTCGCTGCCCAAGAAGCCGTTGCATTAATCCATGTAATAGGTACTGCTTCACCATCCGCAAGATCCCAAATATCGGGACTTACAGCTGATTGCGAGTTTTGTGTTACAAATTTATAAGAATCTTGTAAATATCTACCAGCTAAATTATTTATTGCCACGGTGCAGTACTTTTATTATAAATATCTAAAATAAAAATACTAAAAAAGATTACTTCTGAGTGAACTGATAAAAATAATTAGAATCGTCTGCTGCGGTCCATTTATCGGAATTTTCGCAAGTCCATACTTTAGTGCTCAATTTAAAATAAGGCATTTCCGTTTGATGCGGAGTAAAACTTGCATTATGATAAATTATTCTATTGTTAGGCTGTGCGGCAAATTGCCCATTATCCAATTTAATTATATTAAACGATTTATGTTCATTAGGAGTTTCAGATAAAGTAGTATTGACTATATTAGGATCTTCATGATATGAATCAATAGTAAACATATAAGTACCTGATTGATGTTTTTTATCTTTCATCAATACTTTACAGGTCATATTTTTTAAAAAATCTTTTTCTAAAATAGTAATGTTATATGAGAAGCAATCCCAAATTTGTAAATAATCTAAAGGAAGCTGTTCCGATTCTTTTATGTCCGTTTTCCAAACATACGCAGATAAAGGTAATTTATCGTATACTGCCCCGTATTTAGTTATAAATGATTCGAAATATAGAGCTCTACTTTTTATAGATTTTATAGAAACCCAATAACATTCTTCAAATTCTCCAAGTCCTTTGAGCTTGCCGTTAGTATCCTTTTCAAAATTATATAAAAACTCTTTTCGAATATAACATAAAACCGAAGGCACGTTAGCTATTAAATGTGCCATAATGTATTTTTAATATTCGTGTTTTAAATATCTATGTACAGCTTCAATATAATCAGCTGCTAAAGTAATTTTAGCCTGTACCCAACCTTCTAATTCATCATCTACACCTACCATACTATTAATTTCAGCTGCCATTGCAGCAATAGAATCTAAATCTGATTTTGCCATAGAGCCTTCATGATCATCTTCATTTTCTTCATCTTCTTCATCATGATCGCATCCGCAATCATCATCTTCTTCTGGAAAATAATCATCATAATCCCAATCTGCGGAATCATCATAATCCATTTCTTCTTCCGGTTCATAATCAAGTTCAGGATATCCCATTTCTTGTATAACCATCATTTTAATGAGTTCTTTTAATTTTTCCTTTTCCATGTCTAGGTCATTTTTAGTTTCATTTGATTTATTGCCCCAATTGGCGGCACCGACTTTTCTACATTTACTCAAAGCTAAAGAGCCATATGCAGAAGGCCATACTTTATATCTAGATTTTACTTTATTATAACAAGCATCTTTTTTTCCTTCGTTGGTTTTAGTTTTAACGTGTATAGCCTTTTTAGGTGGAGTTCCGGATCCTTTATATTTAGATCTTTTCCTTCTAACCGCAGAAGCTTTTTCTTTTTTACTCATTGAAGATGCTTTTGAAGCTGGTACGCATTTTGGGTAGGCACGCTTACCTCCTTTTCTAGATTTACTTCCTGCTGAAGATCCACAAGGAGGATGCCCCCCACCTTTCTTTTTTCTAGATATGTCAACCCATCGTTGTTTAAGCCACTTTCTAAGGTCTTCATCTAAAATTTCATTTAAAATATTTTCAATTTGCGAATTTACCATTTTCTACAACTCCAATATCTTGCTTTCCAACGAGGCCCTGGTGAATGGCATCTATGCCTGGCTCTAAAAGATCTACGCCTTGCTGGATTTGATTTTTTAATCCTCATATTAGGATCACCAAAGTTAACTTTAACTACATTTCCCTTTGGGTTCTTAACATACACTTTGAATTTTTTTGTATCACCACGCATAGGCTTTCCCAAAGGTACTTTTCTACCTCTATATTCCGCCTCTTCCAACATATATTTTCCTGCTTTTATGTCTTCTAACAAAATAATAGCAGCTTCGTCACAAATGGTTATTTCTAGCATTGGTTTAATCTACGGTATTTTTATATAAATATGTTAAAAGATTAATTACTACAATTCTAGATTCATACAAGCTCAAGAATTAATTAATCTCTATATTCTTGGTATATAGTAACTATATTTTCAACTATGGGATGTCTGTGATTTGTTTTTAATGTATATACTTCAAACCCAGGTACATCTTTTAAGTGTTTACATATAAAGTCAAACCCAGAACTTTTTTTATCTTTTAAATCAATTTGAGCAATATCACCACAAATTATCATTTTACTACCATTACACAATCTACCCAAAAGCAATTCCATTTGCCTATGTGTGATATTTTGTGCTTCATCCACTATAACGCAACAATTAGATAAATTTCTACCTCTCATAAATGCTAAAGGAATTACTTCAATTAATCCTTCTTGTAAACATTTATCTATTTTTTCTTTGTTATAAATCCTATACATGTTATCATATACAGGTGCAGTAAAAGGAGCTAGTTTATCATCAATACCTCCAGGTAAAAATCCTACGTCTTCTCCAGAAGTAACGGTAGGCCTAGTAATAACTATTTTTTCTATTTCTTTTTTAAATAGTAAATCTAATGCAACCTGTGCTGCCACCATAGATTTACCACTTCCTGCCATTCCTTTTAAAATGGTTATAGTATTATCTAAAATATGTTTCTTGGCATCCTTCTGTTCCTCATTTAATACGATATTAAACTTAATAGGATTTTTAGGTTTCTTCTTATCTTGAAACTTCTGCGTGTTTACGTTATTGTCCATAACAATTTTATTATAAATACCTTAAGTAGAAATTATAAAACTACTAAGGCCCAGGTCAATAAACAAAGAAGCAATGATATGATTTGTTTGATTTTAGTATGCATTATTTGTATTGATTTTTTCTTGATTATTAAAATACATTTCTAAATTGAAAATAATAATATTAGTAGGATCGCCCCAATAACGGTCGCAGGAAAATTCTGTATTAATAAAATATGGGGGATACAAAATATTTTGTACGGAACTTACCTTAGGATCCGTATATCTTTTACACGAATGCTTAAGAGGACAATTTCCACCAAAGCATTTATCTATCATTATCATTTTCATTCCATATATCAATAAATATGAAGTAAAAAAAGAAAAAATTAAAAGTTTATAAACACAATTCAAATTTAATATTACCCAAATCCCAAATTCTATCATATTTTAAATATTTCATACCTAATATTAGGATCGACGTCTATATTAATAAACGTATCTATAAAAAGAAAAGCGGGTATTACTACCCGCTTTCTTAAGAAAAAAGATTAAAATTTTAAAGAGTACCGAGACCCTCAACTTGAATAAGACCAAAGAATTCCGGACGCAACATTTTCTTTGCATATCGAGTCATAACTCCACGGTTAGGAGTATATGTATTCGGATCATATACAAGTGGTGTCATCATCAACGGAATATATGGAGCATATACAGCACCAGTCTCAAGGAACTGAGATCCACGGAATCCTAAAAGGATAAGGTTTTCAGTCATGTATGGGTTAACATATACATCATACTGACTAGCCATCGATCCTACTTTCTGTACACCCATTGCGAATTTCATCTTCTCACCACGATCAGAAGCAGCATATCCGGGAATAGAATCAAGGATAGTTGCAACATCAGGAGATACTACTACGAAATTAGCACCACCGCGCATAGTTAATTGGTGAATCTTGTTGCTAATCTTACGCATCTTAGTGCCGAGAGTAGCAAACCAAGTGCCTTGCTGGTTATAAAATCCTAAACCACCAGAAGCTCCAGTACCTTCCCATGCGGTGCCGGTCCAATAACGGTTATTAATTGCAGACCATTTATCGGTAGTTAAAGCATTAATAATTAACATATCAAGTATTTCGAGATCAATTTCCATAGAAATATACTCGGAAAGCATTGATGTTAATTCAGCTTCAGCATCGATGGAGTGATACGCGTTTAAGTCTTGCGCCATTTCAGGAGTCCATTGTGCTTTTAACTTTTTAGTCTTAGCAATAATAGCTTCTGACTTCATCTGCAATTCTACTTGCGGAATAATATTCGGAGATGTATTAATATCACCACTGTTAGTACCGGCAGAGTTCCAAGGCTGTTTCAAATCTTCGAAATCACCGCGGGAATCTTGAGTCGGAGTAACTAAGTAATTGATTTTTAAACCGTCAGTCAACCCAGATCCAGAAATGTAACCGGAAGCAGACACTACTAACATAATGTTACTACCAGTAATTTTAGTAAATTCAGGTAAAAATCCGTTTACAGCTAAAGCACCGGATGTCTGAGGAACGATAGCACGCAAAGCTTCTAAATCAATACCACTCAAAGATGAAGTAGGAACGATGTATGTCTTATAAGAGCCGGTGTACGTATACGTTCTAGAATCGTAATTAACATCAGCCTGACTTACAGACCCGGTGAGTACGGATCTAACTAAACTAGAAGTTTCATTGCTAGTAAATCCAAAACGACCTGCACCGTAGAGACCGTTAGTTGGTTGACCAGTAACGGCATTAACGTCGGTACGACCAAATAAATTACCACTACCTCCAAAGAGTGATGAATTAGCAGCAAATCCAGGCTGAGCACCAGTTCCTGAATATTTAAAATCAAGGAAGAACACAAGACCTGAAGGGAGGTTCATCGGTTGAACGCTAACGAAATCTTTAGCAGCGATTTCACCGAAAATACGACGTACTAAAGGAAGAGCTACGCCAGACCAAGCTTCAGAATTGGTTGAAGTACCAGTAGTGGTAGCCTCAGCAATAAGACGCTTAGCTTGGTTTTCTAATAGCACGGCCATGCCTGCTACATCATAACTAGTATCTAAACCTTCTAAGAGGCCAGACTTTTTCCACTTATTAATAAGCGGTTTGGTTTGATTTTGCATTACGAGATAATCAGTATTCTGACTCATTAATGCTTGAATTGAATTTTGTGACATAATTTTTTTATGTTGTGTTTAAACGGTTTAACTTATTTATTCTTTTTAACATTAATATTAGCCAAAGTTTGGAATCTAGAGGCTAATGTAGATCCTTCTTCTAAAATAGTTTTGTTGGTACTACCACTCTTTTTAGAAGCAAATCCTAAGGACTCAGTAATTTTTTTCTTAGTAGAGCCTTTAAGTTCATTTAAAGATTCAGCCAAAGTGGAATATACTAATTTAACTTCACGAACTGATTTAGTTCTATCTAATGATTCAAGAATTTTAACTTTCTGAGACTCTGTCAAAGAATTGTTCTTAAATAATTTATTAGTATAAAGTAATTTAGCATTTAAAAGATTAATTTCATTGATCTTATCTTTTAAGAAAGTTACTGCTTGACGATACTCACGTAATTCAGCACGGAGTCTGCGGATTTCATCCATTTTCTCTTTTTCTTCTTCTTCGTCTTTTGCTTCATCCATTTTTTCTTCGGATTCATCTTCGTCTTCGCCTTCTAATACGGATAATAATTCTGCAAGATCAACTTCTTCGTCATCATCTGAATCTTTAGCTTCGTCCATTTCTTCTTCTTTTGCTTCTTCATCTTCACCTTTAGCTTCATTTTCTAATTCAGCAATAATAGAATCTAAATCTAAAGTTTCATCCATTTCATCTTCGGTTTCTTCTTCACCTTCTCCCTTAGCTTCATCCATTTCTTCTTCGGTTTCAGCATCTTCTTTTTCGTACATTACTTCATCAGTAGTTTCTTCTTCATCTTCCATTTCATCTTCTTCTTCATTAATTTTAGCAGTTAACATAGACTGCAATTTTGGTGCGAATGCTTCTTCTAAAGCAAGTCTCGCATTTGCTAAAGCAGTTTCACGTACAGCTTTAGCATCGGCAATAGCCTCTTTTAAGAGTTTGTCCATAATTTTTTTTAAGTTTTTTGGAAATATAGTTATTGGAAACTATAATAGTCGTTAAAAATAATTACATTATATCTATAAGACCCGCTACGAGGGGGTAATAATGTATTTACTATAAATATACCAAATAATTGAAAGTATGTAAAAAAGGCCCTAAAGAAGGGCCTTATACAAAATATTGGTTTTAATTAGTCCAATAAATCTTCAAAATTTACTAAAATAATATTGTCTCCTACCTTAACCATTAATCCGTTTTTAGATACGCCGGTAACAGTACCGGTGTTGTCAATCACAGGATAATTGTTATATTTTTTTACTTTTGCCATATTAAATTTTACGTCTAAAGAATCTTGTTTAGAAGATTTTTTTTCAGTATCTTTGTCTGATTGTGCATCATCCGCGGGAGCTGGAGTATCTGGAGCTTCTTCCGGATCTTCTCCTGTGGTTGCGGCTTCATCATCTGCCTCTAAAATACTTTTTACATATTTAGCTAAACTAAATTCTTTTAAATTCTTTAGTTTATCTTCTGCGTTTTTTAATGCCAATTTTTTAGCTTCAATATCTTTTTGTATAGCAGATTTAGTAGCTTCTTTTTCTTTAGGATCCATAATATCGGCTTCAGATATACTTTCACCGTGAATATGCAAAGCAGCTAAATATTTTTTTAAAGCTTCTTTGTTTCCAGAAGTACATCCTACTTTAGCACCGCTGTCTTTTTTATAGACGCAGTATTTATCTCCGACTTTTTTATATGAATACGGCATTATTTTTTGTTTTTAATAGTGCTCTTTTTAACTAATTCTGCTAATAAACCATCTATTTTTTTATATGACTCTAATGCAGGAGCTTTGTCTTTCCACTTAGGAGCATCGTCAGTTTGAGGCATAATATCTCTTTTAGGAGCTCCGTCCACAGGTTTATTACTACCTTGCATTTTCTTGACATTATTCCAAATATAATTAGCAACTTGATTTAAATTTTTATCACTTAAATTATCAGCATCTTTATTGCTATTAACTTTAACTTTTCCTGCTTTCACAAATTCTTTCATCACTTCTTTAGTGATAGTATCTTTAACATATGCTTTTAACTCATTCTCACCCATCTTAAGTAAGTTAGACCCCTTTACACTAGCGGTGGGAACTTTTTTAATGGAAGCGGCAATACCCATTTGTGTTGCTTTTAAACCATCAATACCATCATCAATATTAGTAATATCCAATGCCGCTATTGAAATTTCAGGATTTATAACATATGCTTGAGACCATCTATGGTGACCGTCGATGATAAACTTACCACCACCTGCAGTTACTATCTTTTTTCTTGCAATGGCCACATCTCCACCCTTTAATAACTCAGAAGCAGATTTTGGATTGGTTAAAGGATAAATCAACGATTTATTAACATCAATTTCATTTTGTGTAGGCTGCAATTCCGTAACTGGAACATTTTTATCTGATGTCTGTACTGGATTTTCTTTTGAAAATTTTTCAATAGCAGCTACAAACTTAGGATCTTTAATGTTATCTCCTAATTTTTGTACGAATTCAGGATAGCTAGCTCCCAAAATATCTTTAACCTTTTGGTCTGCAGCATCATCTTCAAGTAAAGACAAATATTCAGATTCAGTAATTAAGTTAGCTAATTTTTGGAATCTAATAGATTGTTCGTTTAAAAAAATCTTTTTCATATTATTTTTTCTTTTTGCTTTTTTTGGTTTCTAAAGTCAATGAATCCTGAATATCCGATGCTTTCTTTTTAATGGTCTCTAATTTAGTAAGTTTTTCTTCTACTTGAGCTTGTTCCATATCCGTAATATGATCCTCGATTAATTTAGCTGCGCTCTTATCAGCCTTAGAATAAATTTTTTCTATTTCTTTAGATAGCATACCATCGTCTACAAATTTCGATAACTCATTCATAACAAATGTTCCGGGAGCATTTCTAAGAGTTTCCAAAAATTTATTTACTCTAGGATTTTTACTAGCTCCTTCCTTTACAGCTTTAGCTTCTTTTAATAAATTAATGAGTTTCATATTAAAATTTAGTATTCTGTGATATGATAATATCGGTTATAATCTTATTTACTTTATCATATTTATTGGTGTACATCATATCCATTAGGGATAATGATTCATTCACAGGATTCATGAAAGCACCTTGTGTACTTGGATTAGATACAAAGTCCCATGCAATTAATTCGAAATCATCTTGGACTTCTACGGTGTTCTCACCTAGGTTTTTAACACTACCCATACCCCTAGAAGAGATTCCTAAAGTAATACCAGCCTCAAATAATTCTTTTAATATTTTGCCTGCAGGAGTATTTAATACTTCTACAGTGCCGATTACATCATCACCGGACCAATGAACTTCTAATATATTGTGAGATACATTATTTAAGTTAACTACCGAACTATCCGGATGGTCTAATTCTCCTAAGGCTCTACGCTGTGCTATATTAGTAGAAGAATATTTTTTAATTTCCCTTTCCAAGATAGGCTTGGGGTAAACCCTTCCATTTTGGTTTTTAGATTCCGCTCTTTGTAATACTCCTTTTACAATGACTCTTCCGTTGTTTTCTTTTAAAGACTCATTAATTTGTTGCGGAGTAACCTTAAATGGGATATAATCTACAATTATTTGTTTCATTATTTATTTTTTTTAATGGCTTTATCCTTTGATCCTTTATACTCTTGTTCAGGCGATTCTACTTTGCCGTCACCATCAAAATCCTTTTTAGCCTTTTCATCTTCTTGAATTTGATTTAAAATCTCCTTTAATCCGAACTTTTTAATTTCTTTCTGCAAACTCTTTAATCTTTCATTCATTTTAACTAGTTTAACAGCAGTCGATTTCCAATATTCATTTAATCCAAGGCCCTCTTCTTCTCTTAATTTTTTATTTTGTTTAAGATATCTTTCAATTTCAAATAAAGCACGGTTACACTCTTTAATAGCATTGTTTAATTTATGCTTAGAACTCATACCAGGAGCTTTCTTATACTCCTTATAAGTAATTTCATTTAAAGGATTGGCTTCCCAAATCTCTTTAAAGTTTTTATGAGTTTCTTTTGCGTTGCTATATCCAAACTTTTTTGCGATTTCAGTACCTCTATTCGATTTATCATCCGGATCTTTTGAAAATGCTTTAGGAGTTAGGTATCCAGGTACTCCAGCAGTTGTTGATGCTTCTTTCATCCGTTTAATTTCCGTATGAATAAAGTTTCTAATTATTTCTCTTAATTCGGAAGTTTTCATTTTATAAAGTTTTTAACTCGTTTTCTAATTTATAGATATGAAGTACAGTTAATAAAGTAGATTCATCGAATTTCTTTTTAGAAACTATAGAATCAATAATATTAGAAACTTCGTTTAATTTAATTTTGACTGCTGAATCTGAAACCGATTTGTTTAATTTAATTATTGCTTTTTTTGAATTCAACAATTCAGTATTAATATATTCCTTCATTTTAGGTGAATCCGAAATAGTATTAATATATTCACGCAATAAAGTTTTTTCACGTATACCTAACTTTTGGTATTTTTGATTAAACTTATCAATAATAATTTTATATGCTAGTTTTCTAACTTCAGTATCATGTTTAGAAAATTCTTCTACAATATGTGATCTTACTGTTTTACCGTCGGATGGTTTAGAAGTAATAAACTCTACTAAAGTAAATCTGGAAGTGACTATTTCGGAAGGACTAAAAGTAAAATCTTTATTTTCTAACAATTTATATACCGACGCATATACTTTGTAGTTATTGATTTTATTTTTAACAAAATCTTCTAACGCATAATGCGCTTTAATTTCCCGTATTAAATTATATTTTTCTTTTTTTAGTAAGCTTTTATTGATTTCTCTATTAAGTTTAAGTACTTCGTCTATTAAGCGGTTAGCCCTGTCTTCATTAGAAAACTTTTCTTTAAGTAAAGTTTGATATAACGATAATTCTTTATTTAAGTTTGTACCTTTCTTAAAATATTCCTTAAGAATATCGATAGCAGGTGATTTTTTATTGTTAATCATGTCCGAGGTTATCTGCGTAGACAATAACTCAAACAGGATTCCTGTATTTTTTATTTTACTGTGCTTAATTTTTTTCATATAAAGATACAAACATATCTAATCTATAATAAATATACCAAATTTTTAATTATATATACTTAATCTAAATCAATAATATTATTTTCGTTTAATAAGTTACTTTCTTGCTTAGAATCATTAGAACTTGATGGAAGAGTTTGTATAGATTCAGTTAAAACGCTTTTAGTTTTAATGTTTCTATTAATGTTTTTAACCATCTTTTTTACTACCCCATCTGATATTCTTTTTGTTACTTTATTAACTTCTTTAGCACCTATAGGATCATATCCCAAAGGGTGCGAATGTGTGCCATAAGTACTATGTTTTTCAGGTCTACCTAATTTTGGTCCTGAAGTAACAGAGGATTTAACATCATTTTCTCCCTTTTTAGGAATTTTTTCATTGTATTCATCGGGTATGCCACCATCTCCTTTATACATAGATGCGATATCATGAGCAGTGCCGAATGACTTACCCGTTTTTATAGGATCATTACCTTCGGATTTAATCTGTTCACGTCTATAAATGTATCTAGCATCATCAAGTATTTTCTCGTTTTGTTCTGCTAAAGCATCTTCTGACATATTAAAGATATTTTTATAGAGCCATTCTTTAGAAGCTAATCCGTTTTCTATCATATCTTTAGCTAGATTGACTTTTGATTGCCACAATTCAATTTTTTCTCTTTCATATATAGTAGAAGGAGCTGTCATTGAAATTTCAAAATCTAATAATTCTGCATCTTCGAATCCTTGTACATATAAATGCACAATAGCAATTTTATATAATTCTGATATTACGATACGTTGTAATCTTTCAATGGTTCTTGAAAATCTAATGTCTTCTGCTGCTAATGTAGCTTTACCGGATACCCCTTCTTCATAATTTAAAAATGCTTTAGGTACACGTAAAGCGGCTAACATTCTATTCTTAAGATATTCTACATCGGTAATACCATCATAATCTAATCCTTTTGTAGTATCAATAGAAGTACCACTTTCACCACCTCTTACCGGCACATAAAAATCTTCAGTCATATTCATCATATTAAACTTAAGATTATAATCTCCAGTAACCGGGTCTACATATGGAATTTTTTTAGTATTGTTAATTATTTTTTGCATATACGCATCCACTTCGTGCGGAGGTATATTTCCAACATCAATCTTAAAAACTCGTTTTTCAGGTGACCGCATTACTCGATGAATTAACATTGCGTCTTCCATCAATGTTAATTGTTTCCACACTTTACGAGCCGGTTCTAACATCGATTTACCGTACGGTAAAAAGTTAGTATCGGATAACAATCTAAAATGTGCTATCTCGTAATTTTCATAAATTTCTTGCTGACTAGTATGACTTACAAATTGCCTACTACCCATTGCAGAAGGATCCCATTTAAATCTAACATAATCGCCATTATTAGGATCGATACCTTCTTCTCGAATCATTTGAAATGCTGTAATCGGATCCACTCCTATTACACCGAATTTTTCAACTAATTTTAAACGTAAAAAGAAATCGCCATATTTAGCTAAATTTCTAACCCATGGCCACATATTAAATTCAATATTTAATATATCATAAAATAGGTTATGTAATATTTTTGCTATTTTAGGATTATCACTTCTAATAGTCAACGTATCACCAAACTCATCACGGACCGTTGATTCATCTGCTACTATATCTAAATATGAAGCAATAATACTATCAGTTTCCATTGCTTCATAATCCGTAAATAATTCTTTACGGTAAATCATAGTAGCTTCTCCGGGTGCAAACCCGGAAACTGGAACTCTAGTATTATATAGTTTTGTATATCTGTCTATTAAATTATTGGTAGCTAAATTACCCATAGATTGTATTCTATTGGTATCAGCTACTTTTATCTGGTTACCGCCTACATTTCGTATGATGACATCAGTAGAAAATAATCGTTTTAACCTTTTAAATAAAGTTTGATCAGCCATTATATGTTATTTTATTATAAATATAGATTATCGGATTAACCAATCAAGACTTTCATCTTTACCGTCCACTTTCCATTTCCATGGATCTGATTGAGTACCGTTTTGATGACTATATACTCCTCCAACTCTGGTGAATGAATTTAACATTGACTTATTTAATTCCAATCCCATTTGTCTCAATTGTAAAGCAGTATCACGTACCCACACTCCAATACACAATGACATTACCAAGTCATCATTATATCCGGATTGTGCTTGAGGTTTACCGTTTTTCCAAATAAAAACGCGTAACTCATCTAACGTGCGCCTACTTCTAATTATCAATCCTTTTTCTCGGATATACAATTCTACTTTACTAATCATCATAGGACGTATTTTAGTAGAAGTGGTAAATCCGGCAACCATATCAGCAGTATCGCGTAAATCAAATCCACGTTTCAAATGTTTTAAAGGATCATTTAATACATCTTCTGATTTATGTGAATAATAAAGATTTTTATATCCTCTATCAATAGCAGGTTGAATTGCTGCCCATCCAATATTAGCATTTTCAATTACTAATAATGCATCATTGTATTCGGTGGCAATGGCTACTGCCATATTACCGAAATCTTTAGTACCTAATTGTCCTTTATATTCGGCAACCTGTCCTAAAGTAGTGGTTTCAAATACTTGAATAGTGGAATTGTCAGTACTGTCGCCACGTGCAACGTCGCAAGATACTATATAGTTTTTAGAGTAATCTGCAGATTCCCAAACCCAGAAATTTCCGTCTATACCTCTTTTTTCTATAGGATCTCTACCGTAGGTTTGTTCATACCAATCGATAGCATCAATAGGAATAACAGTGTTTCCTGATGTTGAAAAATCACAATCACATTCTTGTGCTGCAAGTCTAGGTCCCAATAGTTCATCTTGTTCCTTTCTCCAATTTAAATCTCTATCCGGATGTACTGTCCACGGCAATCTAATAGTATTAAATTTGTTAGTACCTGCTTCTGAGTCTATCCACGTCTTATGGAAAAAGTTACCAGTGCCATTAGGAGTAGAAAGGAGGATTGCTTTACCTCCAGTTGCTAACGTCTGTTGAGATGATGCCCAAATTGGAACTACTTTATTATCATCAATAAACGCAACCTCATCAATAATCAAAAGAGACAATGCCTCGGAACGACCGGAGTCAGCTGCTGAGGATACTGCTTTAATCTTAGAACCGTTTTCTAATTCAAGACTTAATTTATTATTTGCTGTCGGTCTTTCATTACCTCGTAACCAAGAAGGTAAGTTATCATACATTACCCTAACTTTGGTTACCAAGTTTTTAGCTACATCTTGTTTAGTAGCAATTACCAATACGTTTGTATCGGCCTTAAATAACATTAGCCATAACGCATATCCAGCAGTCAATGTAGATATACCTAATTGTCTCGATTTAAGAATGATATTATAATCATGTAAATCAAATTGCTCTAATGTTTTTTCTTGGAATGGATATAGATTAAAAAGTAGTTTACCACGTGTTGGGTGTTGAATGTAACAATACTTTTTCATAAAGTATACCGGAGATGCGGCACACTTTTTGTATTCTTCTTTGATTATTTCACGTAACTGAGTTGACATATTTTATTTTTCTTTAGGAGCAGCGCTCTCAATGCTAATTGTTATTTCAGAATATCTAAAAGTTAAAGATATTTCATACGTTTTTTCAGTTTTACCGTCGACATTAACGTCTACAGTAAATACAGCTCGGAACCCTTTATATGTAGGAGTATCTATTATTTTAATCACGGAATCTTCAGGCAGAGTTAGAATCCCGGATCCTTCGAACTTTTCTTTTTTACCTATGCCTGGTACAGAGCTCGTACCGTTCAATTTAAAAAATGTAGGAGAAATACCTGCATATCCAATAGCAAAAGCAGTTAATGCAACAAACGCATTAGTATCTTTAGATATGTTACTGTATAGTTCAGGTATTCCGAATTCTTCTAAGCTCAGTCCTAAAATTAATTCCTGTGCTACTTGATAACATCCGCCTTTTTTTAGTAGTGATTGTATAGTCGGGGCGTCGTCTTTTTCTAAAGGCGGTACTTGTACATCTGATTTAGCAATAGGTGTTGTGCGTGAATCTAAATCATAATTACCCGTGCTTTCTAATTCAGCAAATAAATTTTCTCTAGCACTAATATAAAAGTCGTATGCATCGTCTAGTGCAGATTCATAATACGTTTGAACGTTAGATGCTAATGTATTAGGAACTTTTATTTTTTTAGGATTTTGTTTATATAAATCTTTGGCCTGCTTACCCGATATATTTGATTTTCCTAAGTTAGTATTTATATAAGATTCTAAATCAATAGCTATTTTGTTTAAAGCCGCGGATGCTTTTTTTGATTTATTTATCTCATCTCGAGCAGCGGCCGCATATAAAAATGTACTAGCTCTATCGGAATCATTATTTGAATCGAATTTATTTAGTACAAAATCTAAATAAAAAGATATATTTTTTGCAAAATTTTGTTCATCAGTGAGTTTAGCTACGTCAGGTGGGAAATCTTTCCGTTCCAATGTAGACGTAAATGATTTAGCTTTTCCTCCTTGAGCTAATGCTTCTTTCAGTGATATGCCTAATATTTTCTTTGAAGGTGGTGGCGTAAACGATTCTACAAACAATTCATTCAAGCAAGTAGAATCTTCTACGTTAACGTTAATAAATGTTATTTCATTGATATCACTCTCAGATAAATCCGGTGGCCCTCCTCCAGCGTAAATAAAAATATCTGCTGGGCACCATTTATCGGATCTCAAATCTCCAATATCAGCTGTTTTTCCTATATCATGTGCTCGATCTTTTACAGTTTTGAAAAAGGTCCCTCGATCGCAAATTACATTTCCGGAAGTATTAATAGTAGAATGTATATATTTAGCCATTGATACTGAATTAGCAAATCTAGATATTATTTTTTCATCTAATTGTTTGCTAGTATTAAATTTTTTGATTAAATCTTTAACCGGAGTTGCTGCGTTACCATAATAAGTAATATCAATTGGAACTAATAATCCTGTAGTAGGAAGTTTTATTTTAGGTTTTTTAGATATCAATGACTCATCTACCAATTTCAATTGATCAGCTGTCAATCCACTAAAATAAATTGTCATACCTTCCGATTCTTCAGCCGTTTTATCTTCCAACAATAAAGACTCTAAAGTAGGTAAGTTAAATTCGATTAATACTTCATTCAATATCTTAACCTTTGATGCATCATTAACATCTGGAATACCATCTTTTAATCGGTAAGACCATTCTAATAATATAGTATCTAGTAATTCTGAATTAATCATCTTTTTAAAAGTTTATATTTATAAATATATTGATATAAAAATAGGCACTTTTTAGGGTGCCTATTTAGTTTTTAAGTGGTTTATTTTACGCGATTGTCCAAGTAATGGTTTCGCCGTCATCGGTAGATGAGCAACTTTTAACTTGCCATTTATATCCGTTTGATTTTAACCAATTATTAGCTAATTTCACATATTTAGATACATTCCACGTCTCATCGGTAAATAACTCTAACCAACTATCCATGTCATCTTCTTTGATATAACCATTATCCGTTAAATCATAATCATCTAATTTTTGCCCTGATTTAGGCATTTTCATTTCTTTTAATACTTTACGTATTTCTTCTCTTAGAAGTTTTTTTAATTCTGATTTTTTCATTTTTTTTATTAAAAGGTTATTCTACGTCTTTAGGAGTTTTAATCTTTTTAGGAGCTTTTCTTCTTTCTCTAAGCTTAGATTTAGCTTCAATTAAAGTTTTTTCAGCTTCCAAATTTTCTTGTACCGGCTCTTCTTTTTTAATACCGTGTAAAGCATCTAAAGTATGTTCTACTTGATATTCTTCTATTTTAGGAGTATCAAAAAATGAAAACGCTTTTTTAATAGTTGAAATGAAGTTTTTAAACATATTATTTTTCCTCCTCTTTTTCAGATTTTAAATCATCAATATAAGAATTTACATCTCCTTGAGCATTTTTAACTTTTTTAGCTAACTTAGCTTTTAAGTCGTCCGGGAGTTTCTTAACCAATTTAGCTAATTTAGTCATTTCTGAATCAGCATCGGATACTGCCTTTGGAATATCAGTTGCAGCTTCCTCTTCTTTAATTACTTCGAGAACACATTCACGAACTAATTTTCTTAATTGAGATTTTTTCATTTTCCTTGTCCTTTGTACCGTTTAAGGTAGTTTTTAGATGA